TTATCTACCATACCAGTCATCATTTTGTCTTCTGGCACAGGCTGAGTTCTGAATAGACTATCAATTACTTCATTACGAAGTGCTTCTATTTGAGCGTCACTAAAATCAGATTGGAATAAACCTCTCTTAGATCCCATCTGACCTGCAACATCTGCAAGATATGCCCTTGCCATCAAAGGCAATGGAAGGTTCATAAAGTAATCTGCTTGTGATTCCCCTACAGTGTTTGCATACTCGGTAGGGAACATCATCTCAAATGTACTAGCCATTACATTCCGCCTGACATCATGCCAACAACAGGGGCAACTCCGGGAACATACTGTGCTTGTATTGGTTGTTTACCTTGAATAACATCCAATACCTTTTGAGCACCGACACGACTTCTTTGAGATTCAACAGCCTTAGCAGCCTGAGTAGCTGCGGTTGCGGCCAGAATACCCGGATTAGAGTAAATACCAAAACCATGAATAGCCAGAAGAATACCATTGTTACTTGGTGCTAACTTAGAAGCCCAACCTACAAAGGAATCACTCCATTTAGATGTTGCAAACTTCTCAAGGGTAGCCCGTTCTTCAGGCGTAAACCATTTACCATGACGCTTAAGCACATTCTCAGCGGCCTTCTTATAATTTCGTACTACATTACCGCCTTTTTTGTTAGCTTCTTCAAAAGCATTAATCAAGGTTTCAGATTTTTTATAGATACTATTAGCTTCACGGGCATTCTTAATCAAATCACCCGGCAAAGAAGTAGGTAGATCATCAATCATATTATCTACTTCATCAATAATACCACGAATGATTACTTGTTCGTCTGGTTTAGCACCTTTATGAATGTCCCATAGCTTTCTACGCATTTTCTCTACTTGCCCAAGAGTCATGCCAGTACCTTGTTTCTTTTCAATTAAGTTTTGTACCTGCACAACTGATTTATTAACATCAGGATCAAAATCCAAGTCAGCGGCTACTTTGGAAGCATTCATCTTAAATTTTTGTAAAGCAGGAGGCCCAATCAAAGCACCTGATTGATCTACAGCATCATAGGCTTCAGATTTCATCTTCTTCAGGCTTTCAAGTCCCGGCTTACGGTTATAAGCACGGGACGCATTCTGGAAGGCTGTACTTACGCCACTAAGGACCTTTTGAGCACCTGCACCAAACAACATAGAAGGTAAAACTGCATCCTGTGCAGCTTCCAATCGTTTACCTTCTTCAGCAGTACCTGCGGCATAGGTAGTACCAGCAGCACCTGAAGTTAAAGCAGCACGAACGGTAGGAGCGGTCTTTTCAAGGATAGCAGGGGCTTTAGCCAGCATAGCGGGACTGCCAATAGCACCACCAATTTCCATCATAGTTGCTTCTACGGGACGATTCTTACGATAATCCTCAAGCATTTGGTATTGACGCTGTTGATAAGTATCAAATGCCTTACCAAAATCTACATCTTTACCTTCAAAAGCACCAATTACTTTATCCTTTGCGGCCAATACACCAGAAACAGCTTCATCACCCCATCCAAAAGTAGCACCTTGAAGATAAGCTTCTGCACGAGCACCTTCAGGAACATAATCTTCAGCAACAGTTCTAGCCGTAGGGGTATAACCTTCAGATTTAGAATAATCAATCATTGCTTGGAAATCAGTATCACCAAGACCTACCTGATCAGCAAAAATACCCATCGGTACTTTATCTTTATAATGTTTATTCCATAGACCATAGGCCAATTGTCCGTTAGGGACATCGGCATATTCAGGATTCTGCTGTCTAAACTGATCTAATGTAAATGCCATTACTTATTCCCGAATAGATTAAGTGGATCTTTAGTTGACGGAGGTTTAAAACCAAAATCTACAAGCTGATTTTCAGTCATAAACTGTGATGCAGCTTCTGCAAGTCTGTTATAACTTTCTTGAATTGTTTCAAGGGATTTAATAATTTCTTCATCAGATTGCATAAGATTCAAACTACCAAGAGTTGCTTGCAAGAAATCCAATTCTTTAACAGCAACCTGACCCAATGCACCGCCAGTCTGAGAAATATTACGCATTTCTTGAAGGCGGTCAAAACCAACATTTGCCTTAATCGTATCAATCTTACCTTCAAGATCAGCACGAGCAGTACCTGCCTTAAACGGACCCATGTAACTAACCAAGGCACCACCTACACCAGTTGCAGGAAGCATACGCTCATCTTTCTCTTGATTTTTAATAAGATTAATAGCATCTTGTACATTTTGTTGAACAATGGCAGTACTTTTTGCTTGTGATTGAGCACGGGCTATCTCTTTTTGCTTTTCTTGAGCAGCTTCTTGTTCTGCTTTAGCCCTAGCACGCTCTTCGGCACTAATCTTAATACCAAGTTCAGTCTGCTGCATAGCACGCTTACGAGCACCTGCTTCAGTAGGAATAAATCCAGCAGAAGGCTCTACTGCAGTCTCCAGAGGAATTTGGAAACCATCAGCAGTAGTTACCATTTGTGCCGGAGGTATAGCAACCTCAGGAGTAGGCAAAGTAGTTTGTTGCACTTGTGCTTCTTGTGGAAGAGGCAATTCACCGGGTTTTGGAGGTGCTTTTTTAGCGGCTTTTGCTTGTGCATTAGCACGGCCATACTCACCTACTAAAGAAGCCAAAGGATCTACAATATCACCCTCAGGAGTTTTATAAATATCAAGACCTTCACGAGTAGCAATATAATCTCTTTGATTTTGTGTTAAAGTAACACCAAGTTCTTCTTCTATACGAGAGACATTGGCACGATTATTAAGTAAATTAGCTTGCCATTCTTTTAAACCACCAGAAGCAGCGGCAGTTTGTAATTCACGACCTCTGCCAATAAATTTATCAGCCATTCCATAGTCACCCATCTCAAAGAATTTCTGTCCTATTTTATAATAAGAAGCAGGATCAGAAAAATCCAGAGGGCCAAGTTCTTTCATGAGTTGCTGTTCAGGAGCAAGTCCCATCTGACGAAGCATACCCTGCCCCATCTGAGCACCCAGTTCTTGCTGCTGTTTATATGCAGCCATTGCATATGGATCTTGAATAATTTGTACAGCCATTAGAAACTCCCTGACCAGCCGCTGCCGGGTCCAACATAACCTTCTTGTGGATCAAACCAACCACCGCCATAACCGCCTGATGCACCGGTATAAGCAGAACCTTGACCACCAAAGTAACCACTAGCTAAATTTCCTGCAGCCTGACTAAGAGGGCCAGCAAGCGTACCAAATAGACCACTACCAAAACCACCACTCGGAGGAGTTTGAACCATAGCAGGACGAATACCAGAAGCAACACCACCAATATTAGCACCAATGGTGGCACCTAGACCAAGCTGTTGTGCAGGAGCATTATACATAGCCATCATGTTCTGAATGTCCTGCATCTCACGCTGACGCATTAGATCATACCAGTTCTGACCCATCTGCATGGACTGACCCAATGCCTGAAGTTCATTGGCAGATAATGCCTCACCAAGGGCTTCCTGACGAAGAGCACCACCGGTAGAACCAAGCATACCTTGAGCAAGCAGACGCTTTTCTAAACCAAGTTCCTGTTGTTCACGAGATTTAGCAAGCTGAGGTGCAAGGAATTGCTCATAATATTGAGTACCAATTTCCTGTGGCATGGTACCTGAGATAGCACCAGTCTGTTCACCAGCCCGCTGATAAAGACTATTGGCAATGGCCTGCAGACGGGGGTCCATGTAGGTACCAACAACACGACCGGTTTCATCCACCATCGTACCGCCAAGGCCCATAACATTAACACCCCACGGCATAGCATGAGGCAATACATCACCAAACTGAGGGCCTACCGGTTGATAGCCAGCGCCTCCGCCACCAGATTTTTTACTCATAAGCCCGCCGACTAAAGCTGATGCTGCTCCGCCGGCAATTGGTGCTGCTAATGCTCCCATGATTTATACCTCTTTCTCTAGTACAAAGCCGGTTAGTTTGTAACCGTACTTCTTTTGGTATGCCCTAGGACTTCTAATTGAGAATTGATCCCAATACTTACCATCTCCATACACATTTAACAACACAAGTCCCTGATCACTTACCTTCCAACTCATAAATCCGTGAGAGTTTTCTATCAGATTATCTGTATAGATACCATCATCACCGGATTTACTGAGGTACTTCTCTAGGTCTTCCTTATTCATTAACTACACATTTACTCTATAGCCTCCGCTTGGGGCCATCCAAGTTTCTCCTGTCACAGGATTGGTAAGTTGAGTAAACGCCTGAGTAACCGGTGATCCAGCCGAAGGAGGAGTTACCCAGCTTGGCATGCCACTAGGTGAAGCACCGGGTTTTAATTCAGGTAAACCACCAATGAAACTTTTTGGCCCCGGCCCCGGCATCGGTGTTGGCTGAGGTGCAGCTTGATTATTTCCACTAAACATACCACCGTAACTTGGGAACATACGGTTTTCCTTTCTACCCCAGTTAGTATAATGCCAAAGTGCAAAATCTTCAGGTGTAGTTACACCGTACTTTTGCCTAAATTCATTACGATCTAGTTTAGTATTAAAGTATTCAGATACATCTGGATTTTGAGTGAGGTACTGCTGTGCCGCTTCATTTAAAGAAATATAAGGAACAGATTCCTGTGGCATCATAGGTGCCTGTGCAGGTGCCTGATAACGGCCATAGCTTACCGGTGAATAGTAGGATGGCATCATATACTGCTGTTGAGTTGGCATATACTCAGGACGAGGACGAGGCACATAGGGAGTGTTCTCTTGGTAAGAACCAGAGTTACCCTTAGAACCACCCTTACTAAATAAACCCCCAACTAAACCTGAGGCTACTCCACCTGCGATTGGTGCTGCTAATGCTCCCATATCAACTCTCCAGTAGGTCTACAATTAACTTAAGTTCAGCAGGACCCGGTGCTGAATCAATATCATTCTGAATCTGTGCATAACGGTCACGAATCTTCTGGCGTTCTTCTTCAGCAGCCGCTGCCTCAGCAGGAATCGTTGCTTTAATATCTAAAGGTGCAAATTCCTTGGCACGAACCTTACGGCGAATATCATGGGCAATTTCTTTTGCCTTTGTCATATTAACTACAATACTCATTCTGAATACTCCCATGCATCACGGAAGGTACGGTCTGAAGGAACCTCAGACTCATCTATAATCTTAAACGGTGTGTTACTTGGAACAACTCGTTCAGCTAACTGATTCATTGTCAGAGGAGAGTTCGGTGCAGGAATAACCACCGCAACTCCACCTGTTTTAGGGTCAGGGTAAATAATTCTTTGGCCCATAATATTTTCCTTTAAGCAATTACTGCAACTGTAACCATCGGTGCATCGTCAAGAGTACCACCCGAACTTACATCTCTAGTGTAAATGTCAAAATCATCCACAGTAATGTCTACATTATCTAATTCAATAAAATTATCACTAGCGCAAATACCTACAATAGCTGGATATGCTGTTGATATAGAGTTAGTCATGTTCACTTTATAAAAACCAGTACCACGGTCAGTGATGCTTGTTACATTGTAACTATCGTTAATTGCTACAGTACCAGTACCAGTAAAGTTTACCCATGCTTCTGCAAAGCCTGCATTGGTAGTATCCAATTTACTATTGACTGCAGTTTGAATAGCCTCAAATTCAGTCTGGAAGTCTGCACCAGAGATGACTCGGTTAGCAGCATCAAATCCGCTCCAAGTAAACTGTAGATTGTAGTTACTCATCTAATTTTTCCTTGTTTAGCCAATAGCATCATACTCTGAAGACTTGCCTTATATCCCTTAATACGGCCCTTCATTTCAATTTGAACTACCTTGGCTGCTTTTGATAGTGGGAGTTTATATTCAGCCGGTCTAAAGCCAGAAGTAAAGGTAGCAACACCAAAAATAGAAGCCGTATTACCGTATATATACTGGGTACCGCCGGGATTCAAAGAAAAACTAGCGGAACCTTGGGTGTCAACATTATAATCCCGATACCAGATAAAATCAACATCCATATTCTGACCACCCACGATTACACCAAAGAATCTTTTCAGAATCTTAGTGATACTGGGATTACCAAAATCTAGCCAGACAGTACTAAATTCTGCTTGATAGGGAACATCGGTAGTACTCCAGCATTTACTGTTGGTAGATTCCCAAGTGTGTCCAGCAGCTTCACAGGTTTCTTCAGTCCCGTAGGTAGAGGTTTCATCGGTCTTGTACTGATCCCAGTAGTTACGATAAATAGCCACCGATCCATATTTTGTAGGACTTCCCATTCCCATGTACATGGTGCCATCAATAGTTGACAATAGGGATCTTGGACATTCACTGGTATCAAATACAAATTTAGTTACCCGTGGGGTTTGATCAGGATTACGGATAGTAAAATCAAAGTAATACATTAGATCCCGATCAGGGAAAGCTAACAGGTAAAAGCCACCACAGAGACAAAACTGAGCCTTGCATTGCTCCATATCTGATGACAGAATATGCTGTTCCAGTTCATCACGAATGTTCTTGGATAGCATCATCAATGGCATCTTACCATCGGTTGCAACAATTCTTTCCAGACTACGAAGACCGGAAGCACTTAGGAATACTATGTCATTACCAATCTGTGCTACAGAATCACGGGCCTTGAGACCTACACCAGTAATTAAATCAAAGAGAACCATGTTATCTGGGTCCCAAGGATTACTGTAAATTACAATATTCTCGGTACCGAAGATGACCATCTTGTCAGAAAACTCTGCAATATGTACGATACTGTCACTGCCCCAGACTGTGCTAAGGTCAATTTTACCAGAGGCACCACCATTGTAATCTTCAGCAATCAGAGTATCTGAATAGTAGAGAGTACCGGGATCTTCGGAGATACCACCCACCCACATACGGCCAAACTTACCCATACCACAGGACGGATCAAAGGTAGTAATCCCTGCTGGAATAGTCCAAGTGGAAGTATGATTCATGTCAAACCAACCGCTGCCATTATAATTAATGGGCATATGACCGGACTGGAAACCATAGAATTCATGATTGAAATTAACCCACTGCCAGTTACCATCGGTAATGGTCTGAGGAGTTACTGAGGTAGCAGTACCTTCTTTAACTGTACTGAAGGTCTGCTGAGTAAAGATATAGGGAGTAGTGGTTGTATCCAGTTTATAGATACTATCATCAATACCACAATAGAGAGTTTTAATACCATTCTCTGCAAAATACTCACCAATAGATTTTACAATATCAGCATTGGCAGAAGTGCTACCAATGTTTTCAGATACCTGCTGAATACCTTTACGGCTAGAGATACGACCCTGTTCATCAAGGATAATATTATCTGCCTTAGCCAACCATTGCGGTGGAAGTGCCGCAGGACTAGCCTGAGTATTTAACCCATATCTACCAGTATCATTTAGAATTAAAGGGTTTAACGGTTCAGCAGGCATAGAAATCTACTTCACCGACAGTACGGCCAGCATCAATTGCAATTGCATCACCCAGTGCTTGTTGATACTGAGCAAAGACCATATCACTTAGGGAGCCACCATCTTCACCTCGTTCTGCAATAGCCCTTGCCCATGCACCAAGAATAACTGGCATGTGAGGTACCTTGAGAGTATCGGAGGCTAGTGTAAAATCATCCTGTGGATTCACTACACGGAATGTAATGTTATAGGCAGCATCAGGAATCGTATCAAATTCTACAATAATTTCATTGGTTCCTGAATCAATACTAACTACCGAGTAATAATCGGGAATTCCATATTGTACACTGGCAGTAGGATACTTCGTAAACTGCAGGTAACGGTCAGACATCTCTTGCAGAATCGTACCGTTGCTTTGTTCCTGTGCCATGAGGATACGGGAACGCTCATTGGTACCGGTTAAGTCATATGCCTGTGTGCCATTACTGGTAGTAACAGTGGGAGATGCACGAAGAACGCTCCAGTTCCAAGCATCTTCTACTTCTCTCTTAGATTCGTTGATAAGATCACCAACTAATTTATGATAATCACTGGCAGAACTTGCAGTAAAAACACCAGACCATGAAGCTACGGAATCTTCACGGAGGCGGCGTAGGACTGCGTTGATTAAATTAAGATAGGTCATTTCTTTTTCCCGAAGATAAGGGTAAACAAGTCAATTATACCACGGTAGATCTCCTGAGGAGAGGGTAATAACCAACCCATAATCATTAAGATCCAAACCCAAGGCGGTACTTCCTGATTAATAATCTGAGTACCGGTTACTCGGTTTGCTTGGTCTGCTACCTGTGCTTCACCACCAGCCTCCGTCTGATTACCAACAACCTGCTGTATGTTTTCTTTACCTACCTGTGCGTTGGCATTGACACTGGGGGCATCAGAACCGAAGAAGGATCCAATAGCACCCAAGGTGCTGCAACCCGTTAGCATCAGTGTAAATGTAGCTACAGCTAGTAATTTCATTTAGTAAAAAAATCACGCAGCATCCAAGTCACTACTGAACCAACCATACCAGCAAAACCCATCATCACCCAAAAGCCGCCTTTGGATTTGTTGGCAAGTTCTACCAACTCCTCAAGTTTCTCTTCCATTTTGTCTATTTTCTTGTCCATGGCCTGTACCTTTTCCCAAAGCACTCCATATTTAACTGGATCAAAATCTTCCATTACATCACCACTTCTTGCAAGACCAGTAGCGGGCCGTTAGTTTACTTGGGGGGTTAGTATCACACTTGTGTCTTGCACGGAAAGACTTCCTGCGTTCAGGAATATCTTTCTTAATTTTCATATTAGCATCACCAAACCGAATGGTTTTAGTCTTGTCGCCTTCTTTGGCAACCACTACAAACTTCTTAGTCGGATGATTAGGGGTTCTTTTTGGTTTGTTGTACCCTGAGACACCTGCTCTTGCTAACTTAGGATCTTTAGCCATTTGGTAACAACCTCTCACGAATAGCCACGGTGCCAGTGCCGTTAAAGTTCACCCAAGCACGGCAGGCATAGATGGGTGCTGATCCACCTGCATTCAAAGCATCAGTAATACGGGCAGCGGCAATATCACCTGAAAGCAAAGAAGCAGCTACATTGCCGGTTAAATCTCCAGCAGGAAGTCCCTGTGGGAAACTTGGAGCGCCTGTACCCAACTCGTCAGTAATTTCGTCAACTCTTAACATGGCTTACTCCGGCTTTGGATACTTGGCTTTAATTGCGGCAATGGTGTCTGCCCATACACTAAATCCCAATATTGCATATCCATTTGTTCTTCAAGCGGTGGATATTCTTTGGCGCGGTCTTTGGCGTATTGCATTGGATCAACCCAAGCGGCAACTAGAGCTTCGTCAATAGTGACTTGGTTGCCATTAGCGTCATAGGCTGTTGTTCCGTCAACAGAGACCACATTAGGATAAAGATTGTAAATAGCTTCGTGATTCATCCTGCAATCTCCATGACTGTGATGGTTGAATCATCATCTCCGGCTTCATTTAAGTATGCAGTTGTTGCGGATGATGCTTTAATAAATATTTCATAAGTCGTGGAACTTGTTGTTGCAGGACTGTCTAAAAAACAAATTGAAGATGTACCTTCCCAACTTCGGTGAACACGCTGGTCTTTTGTTGTAATTACAGTTCCGCTTCTTTTCAATTGAACCCCTTGAAAAGCGCTTTCAGCAGAGCCAGAGGTTGCACCTGAAAATATAACTAGAATTTTATTGGTTGCACTGGATGGAGTTATAGATACAGAAAGCCCTGTTGTCACATAGCTTGTGCTAGTGGTGCTGAACTCTGTAGTTTTAACTGTTTGCAATACCTGCAACACTGAGCCAGCAATTCCAGATACAGCAGTATCTACATAATTCTTGTTGGCTGCGTCGGTTCCTGCGGATACCGTGTCAATGCCTTGAATGCGACCAGTGCCACCAAGGGTGATGTCGCCGCCAGATACGGTGAGATCGCCAGTAGTTGTTAAATGTCCCGCATCATCAAAAGTAAACCGAGTTGTTGTTCCATCACGGATGATGAAATTGCCAATACCTGCATTTAGATCAAGATAAAAGTGCGAGCCATTAGTAAAAAATTCAGCATCATATGAAGAACCAAACCGAAGAATGTCATTATCTGCAAGGACAACTGCACCACGAACACTCAATGTGCTATCAACAGTCAACTTGGTAAACCGACCATTGCTCCATGTGTATGTGGCATTACCAACTACACCGGTATTGTCTGTGGCGGGAAGCAGATCACCAGTAAAACTTGCACCGCTTAAATCTGCCTTCCCATCCAACGCAGTCTGCAACCCATCTACATTGGAAATAATATGGTTGTGACTGTCGTCAGCAACGGTAACGCTGATTGATGTAGTACCAGAACCAGTAACATCACCAGATAAAGTAATGGTTTGGTTTCCAGTAATGTATCCACTGTCATTTGTGAATGTAGATACATTGGTTGGAGTGCCTGAAAGATCACTATAAGCACCTGAATTAGCTACAGTTGCAAGTGCATCCCATGAAGCTACAGTACCGTTTGTAGTTAGATATTTACCTGATTGACTTGTTTGATCTGGTAAGCTAATCGGTGCATCTTCAGAATTCCATTTACTTGTACTAGAATTCCAAGTAAGAAGCTGACCATCACTCGGAGTCATAGTAGCTACATCACTAAGATCCTCAATAGACTGTCCAGAAATTCCAGTAAGATAACCAGCATCATTGGTAAGATCAGAAACATTGTCACCCGGCTGTACGGCTGAGTCTGCAGTAGAACCTTGTGCAGCAGTAGCATAATCCGTAGAAGCAGTAGTAGCTGCAGTACCTAAACCAAGATTAGTACGGGCAGTAGCTGCATCATTTAAGTCAGAAAGATTATTGGTTGCAAGTAAAGCACCTGAAAGCGAAGCATAGGCAGCTACCCAAGCACTTCCTTCATATACTTTCATTGCACCATCGGTACTATTGAAATAAAGAGCACCTGCAACAAGAGCATTACCGTCATTATCTAATGTAGGATCACTTGCCTTAGTTCCAAGATAACGATCATCAAAATTATCAAATGCAGTTAAAGTTTGATCACGAGCAGTTTCTGCAGCAGACTGTGCATTGGAAGCGGCAGTTGCAGAATTGCTTGCATTGGTAGCATATGTTTGAGCATTGCCTTCAGAAGTAGAAGCGTTAGATTCACTTTGAGCGGCATTGGTTTCTGCGAGTTCTGCTGCAGTTTGTGCATCTTCAGCAGCACTTTGAGCAGCTTCTGCTGCGGTTTGTGCAGCTTCTGCAGCAGTCTTAACATCAAGAAAACGCTGAGTAGCCATCTTTTTAGATGTGCCGCTATCATTAATCAGGACTTCTTCAGTACCTGCTAAAGTAACTTTTTCAGTTAGGTCAGAGATCTTAACAAATGACATAATTATTCCTGAATAATGGATACAAAGTTATTTGGGTCTGTACCTTCTAAAAATATAGGTAAACCTTCACCCGTTACAATTTCAATTGCATCGGTGTATGATGGATCATATTCAGTAAATCCCTGACGCTCATTGGCCCACCTAGCAAGATTCTTTTGCTTCTTCCAATGGTTAGGCTTTGGCTTTCTCCAGACCGGACCCAATCTGCTAAACTTAGCCAAGACGGAATTCCTTCACACCGATGGCTCGGCGTTGCTTGAGTGAAGCCAGTTCTTCTTTTAGTTTCTCCACCAATGGTGCGTATTTTACCATAACTTCATCAATTTGTTTACGGTTAATTCCACCGGTAGGATCATTTTCTTTGGAGGTGCGTACCTTGGTTTGGCTGTCTGACGGGGTCATCATGCCCTGCAACGGTAGGCCCTTGTAGGTACCCTTAGGTGCCTTTGTGCTTTCATTGGACTTGGCACCTAGCTGCGGGCCAGTATAGTCCGGTGCATTGCCGCTTGGGTCCACTGGTTCAAGTTCTTCACCATCATCCAGCATCTCATCCAGCATGCCTAGAATTTCATCAACTTCAGAATCTTCTTCAGCTTCACCCTCAAATTCCATAGCATGCGTCTGAACGAAAGCATCAATGTCTTCCTCCGAAGCACCGGGAACTTGCTTCTTAAAGTATTCGGTTAGTAGTTTTGCATAGACTTCACGGAGTTTATTCTTGATTACATCAAGTTCCATGCTGTCAATAGAGTCGGAAAATAAATCCATCAACGCTGTCCTCCAGCCCGCTCATGAGTTCTAGCCCACTTATCATAGGCTCCGGGAAATCCGGGGTCTGTTCCATCCAGCATGGTTCTGGGTGCGGAGACCCGATAATGGGTCTTACCACCGCAGGAAGGACACACTCCATCTTCATCTCTAACAAACATGGATCGTAACTCATCCGTTACCTCCCCGCAGTTAGTGCATTTATATTCGTAAATTGGCATACTATTCCTCTAAATGACTATGTGGGCAACTATCAATTCTCATGGAATCAAGTTGTATTTCCACTAAACCCGGTTGGTCTGTATATTTATTACGGATGTCATCTTCCGTAAATAACTCCTCCAGATCCGTCCATCGGTCTTCATAGTCTGCAATTATAGCAGGAATTTCTAAATTATTCTTCTGAGCAATCCACAGGCGGGAAGTCCCATAACGGCAAAATGTTTCCCCATATCTAGCATTACAGAATATGGGATTACGGAAACCTTCCCTGAGTATGGATTCCTCTAGTTTCCTATAGAATCCATTTTCATCATTTAATCTAACAATCTTATCTTGTGGGGGTTTTACTGGTCTTGAACCAAATTCCCCGATCTTTCTACCATATTGGGGATTTGACACCAGCACATCCCCTGAGAATACAGAGGAAGGTAGGATTCCAAATCTTATCCTGTAAGCCATCTTAATAAAACCCCCTCCGAAGAGGGGGCAGAGTTAAGACAACTCTTAGGTTGACGGTACTACGAAAGCAATCCCTGCGTTGTCACGCAGTTCTGCTACACCGTACAGGGTATCAGCGGTGAACAGGTCACCCAGATATTCCTGCTTGTACTGAGTCTGTGAACGAACACCCATCTGCTCAGCAAGAACCAAAGCGTCCTTGTGGAACAGAGCACCAACACGGTAGTCGGTAGAGGTGTCGTCTGCAGTTACAGTCGGGCAGTTGCTGGATACATATACATCAACACCGTAGATCATACCGATCTTACCAGTCTTGATTGCATCACCAGAACCGATGTACTGCTGCTCAGTAAAGCGGTTGATACCCAACAGATCGTTGGCAGCAATCGGCGGGATAACCATAGAGCGGTTGTCCATCGGAACGTCTGCATTGTCCAACGACAGGATCAGCTTACGGATACCTGCGTCAGTAATGTCAGTACCGTTACCGGTGTTAGTGTTTGCAGTACCATCCCATGCAGTCGTACCGTCACCACCGATTACCGCACCGCTGTAAGCAGTACCAGACTGCAGAGCAGCCCACAGGTTAGCGAGGTCGGTATCAACCTGCGTAGCCAGTGCATAACCAGCGTCATCGGTGTAGAAAC